ATCGAGCAGAACGCAGACACAGTTACCTTCCTCCACAGGCCGAAATACTACGACAAAGAGCTTGAGGATGACAGCACCGAAATCATAATCGCCAAGAACCGCAACGGAATGGTCGGTGAATGTAAACTGAAATTCATCGATATTTACACAACCTTCGCCGAGGTTCAATCGGTCTATCAATACCCACGCAATCAGTTCTACCAAACCGAAGACAAAGATGGCATCCCATTCTGAAGCCAATTTGCAGAAAGCCTGCTTCAAGCTATTCTGCAAACTCAAGCCGCGTGAATACGGCTTGCTTTACCTGAACCACAACAACGCCGCCAATGCGATACAGGGTGCAATCCTGAAAGGGATGGGCATGGTCGCAGGTGTCGCTGACATGACATACCTAACCAACCCTGTCACCTTCCTTGAGTTCAAAGTTGCCAAGGGCAGGCAGTCGGAAGCGCAGAAGAACTGGCAGCAGCTGGTCGAATCGCATGGCTACCGTTACATCATCGTACGATCGCAGGCGGAGTTCTGCAAGGCAGTGGGCATTGAACTGATGGGCGTATGACTAAGCAACAACGTGAGTTCTACTACTACGCCGAACAAGTGACCAAGCACACCAAGATCGGTCTGCGCCAGATGCAGAGTAAAAACAAACACCGCGACATCACCGAATCGCGCCAGTGCTTGATGTACCTGCTCAAATTCAAGATGAAGCTGACGCTGATGGAGGCAGGCAAGTTGATGCGCCGCCATTATTCAACCGTGCAACATGCGCTGCAAGTCATCCACGACATACAACGGTACCAAGGCAAGTACCTATGGCTGGATAAAGTCAGGCCGTACCAAGGTCACAACATAATGCCAAAGAATACTCTCTATCTTTGCGACCAATGTGGAAGCACGTCAAATCATTGCTAAACTTGTTAGCACCGGCACACTGGCTCAGATTGCGACGAACATCGCACCACCGCGATACGCAAAAGATTTGGAGCAAGAAGTGGCCATCGCTCTACTCGAAAAAGACGCAGGCAAGATTGAACGAATGCACGCCGATGGCTACCTGCACTACTATGCGGTGCGAGTGGCTCTCAACCTATACCGAGGGCCCAAGTCACCATTTGCTCAAAAGTTCCGGCACCTCGAGGACCGCGTCACCATCGACGTCAACATACATGACCAAGAGTACGAACCATACCAGGCAATCGTGGAGCGATCCTGGGAGATCTGCCTCGATGAGATAGAACGCTGGGCTAAGCCCGGAGACTTCCCATACGACAAGCACCTGCTGGCTGAACACATGAAGACCTGGAACATGAAGCGGCTCAGCCAACAGACAGGAATCCCATATCGGTCCATCTGCTACTCCATTGAGAAGATTAAAGAGCGATTAAAAAAGGCTATAAACGAAAACCTATGAACCACCTGCTGATCATCATCATCCTGTCTGCCCTGGCATCCATAGCGGTGACCAGAGTCTACGCACTACCCGCGTCATTCTACCGCATGGCGATCTTCAGGCGCAAGCCGCTGAGCTGCATGACGTGTCTCGCATTTTGGATTGGCCTGGTCATTGCTATTCCCATTTCGCCTTATCTTTGTATTGTCGTGGGACTGGCATCAGCCGGTGCCGCTGTCGCAATCGCAAACACATGCAAGCTCTGACCACCACTGAACTACTGGAAGCCCAGGCGCTCCGTGTCTACTTGGACCGCTACCAGGCGAGCCACACCCTACGCATCCCACCGGATGATGTCAACAGGCTGGCACGCATCAACGAGACACTTGGCTACCCGCCGGTGAACTGGTGGTGCGCCACCTGCGTTATTGAAGGGCTGACCAGGATGTACGCAGCGATAGATGCTAACTACCACGGTCAACCCATAACTATATCCAATCATGCCGATACCCAAGCCTAACGATACTGAAAGCCGCCATGACTTCCTCGCCAGGTGCATGAGCGACGCCACTATGCAGAGCGAGTACCCGGAGGCAGTGCAGCGCTTAGCAGTGTGCAGCTCGCAGATCAAGACTAAATTCCAAGACAGCTACGCAGACTACGGCGATGGCGTCAAGAACAACGCAAAGCGAGGCATCGAGCTGAACGAGCGCAATGGCAACAAGTGCGCAACGCAGACAGGCAAGGTCAGAGCGCAGCAGCTTGCCAACGGCGAGGGCATCAGCCTTGAAACAATCAAGCGGATGCACAGCTACCTATCGCGCGCAGAGACGTACTACGACAACGCAGACAGCACCAGCGACTGCGGATACATCAGCTACCTGCTTTGGGGCGGCAAGGCGGCGCTTGGGTGGAGCAGGAACAAGCTACGAGAACTGGGCGAACTAAACGAAGAATGACATGCAGACACAACCCGACATAACAGCAGAGCAGGACGCACGCGCACTCGACTGGCAGGATCGTGGACATTTGTTGACAAACCTGTCAAACGTCCTCGATTCGCTCGAAGACAGCACAGCACCCAACGCGATGCACGCCAAGGTCGCGGTCATAGAAAAGATCATTGACATCGTTACAAACATGGAGGCATGAAGAAAGCAGGAAGACCACCGATTTTTGAAACGCCTGAAGAAATGTGGGATGCGTTTTGTGAGTACAAGGAGGAAACAAAAAGGCGCCCATACTTGCAGCACGACTTCGTCGGCAAGGAGGGGCAAAGTGCGTACAGGGAGAGGGAGCGTCCGTTGACCTTTCGCGGCTTTGAGGGGTATCTTGCGGAGCAGGGGCGATGCTACGACCTACGCGATTACGAGAGGCAGGAGAGCGAACACCACAAGAAATTCTCCCACATACTCACACGCATACGCGCGACGTGTGACCGCGACATGATCGAGGGCAGCGGCGCAGGTGTCTACAATGCCAGCATCGCCGTCCGCGTTCTTGGCTTAGTCGATAAGCAGCAGAACGAAGTCAAAATCGAGCAGCCGCTATTCAATGACTGACGCAATCACCGAGGCCGTTGTTGCCCAACTTAGGACAAGAGCAGAAAAGGGCAAGGAGAAGTACGGCACGACCATGGAGCGCGATGACCTTTCTCCACTGCAATGGCTGCAACACCTTCAGGAAGAACTGATGGATGCGGCGGTCTACGTTGAGAAGTTGAAGGGGGAAATTGGGGAGAAGTAGTGTATATTTGTGTAAATAGTCAGGTGGCGTAATGGTAACCACGGGCTCGAAAGGGCCTGCAAATACAGGTTCGAATCCTGTCCTGACTACAAAACCATTTCGTTGACGTCAACAAAATGCTGTTTCAGCACACCACCGCGATAAAACGCATACGGCGGATGACGGCCAGAAAGAAAGTCATCCAAGGCGGAACGAGCGCGGGCAAGACCTACGCGATACTCGCAGTGTTGATCCACATAGCAGCCAAGGCCAAGACCGAGATCAGCGTCGTATCTGAATCAATCCCGCACCTGCGACGTGGTGCGATGAAGGACTTCGGCAAGGTCATGCAGTGGACGAACCGCTGGCGCGACGAAGGCTGGAACAAGACGCTGCTGACCTACACGTTTGCGAATGGCAGCACGATTGAGTTTTTCAGTGCTGATCAGGAGGCGAAGCTACGCGGCGCACGGCGGCAGGTGCTATACATCAACGAGGCCAACAACATCGAGTTTGAGGCGTACCATCAGCTGGCAATCCGAACGAGCGAAGCCATCTACATCGACTTCAACCCTGTGTCGGAGTTTTGGGCGCACACGGAGGTGCTGAAAGAACCGGATAGCGAACTGGTAGTCTTGACGTATCGCGATAATGAGGCGCTGCCAGCGACGATCCGCGATGACATCGAAGCGGCGCAGGTCAAGGCGGCGACATCGACGTACTGGGCGAACTGGTGGAAGGTCTACGGCTTAGGTGAGGTCGGATCATTGCAGGGCGTGGTCTTTGATGATTGGCAACAGGTGGACAACATCGACTTTGCTGGGGATAAGCTGGTAGCCATCGGTTTGGACTGGGGGTACACCAACGATCCCACGGCGGTGGTGGCGGTCTACAAGCGAGGCAGCGCTATCCTTCTGCACGAACTCATCTACCAAAACGGCCTGACGAATCAGGACATTGCTGACCATCTACGCAAGCTGGGAATCGGCAGGTCGTGGCCTATCATCGCAGACAGTGCTGAACCCAAGAGCATTGAAGAAGTGCATCGCCTTGGCTTCAACATTCACCCGGCTACGAAGGGCGCGGATA